AATAGCTTGTTCCCAATATCTTTCTTCGCCAGTAAACTTAGATTTATACTTATGTTGGAACTCAGTAGTTGCTTTCTCTATCATTCCCTGGACTACATCAGAACCAAGTTCCATCAACTTGTTGACATATACTTGTCCTACCTCTCCGTAGTTTGAATTGATTAGGTTATATATTTTACGACCAGTACTTGAGTCCCTAGTAAATAATCTATGTGATGGTATAGGAATCTCTAATAGTCTAGCCATCTGTGCATCTGTTTCTAATCCACTGGCTATAAGTTTACTTTGTAAAGACTTGTTGGTAGACACTATAACTGGTGTTGCCCATGTCTTAGCATCACGTTCTTCTGCATTACGATTAAGTCTAGCTTTATCTCTTCCTTGCGATACCCAATAACAGAAGTCACCAACCTCTCTATCTTGCATCATGGTTACTTCATCTACTGTCAGTGGTAGATTAGCATATAGTCCTAGTCTACTAAACAAAGAGTTCTGTGTATACTTAGCTGTAAAGTGTAGCTTCTCTGGGTCTCCATATATAGATTGTACCCAATACTGTGCTAGTGTTTTACCTCCTCCAGTCGGTCCGTATAAAGAGATTGTAAGACCTTTTAAACCAGTGAAGTTATACAATGGTGCAGAGAACCCTATGCCTAGTGCAAACATATGCCAAGGCATACCTGCTTTCTCCAACAAGTTGGTTAGTTCTGTCCAGTTCTCTACTGTACCTTTCGTGGTATATAAATCTTGGCTAGTCTTGTTCGATACTGAAGTCAGCGAGATTGTTTCTTTTGTCACTTCGCTGCCTGTGCTGCGGAACAACGTATTACCCAGAACAAATTGTGTGTTGTTTTCTTTCCATCCCATAGAGGCATATAGATTAGACATTGATCTTATCTGCCTCAACTCTTCCATATATGTACGTAGCATAAGCTGAAAAAACTCCGTTTGTTTTTTGTTATACAATACAATACCTTGGTCTGCTATGGCAGTAGCAAACTCTCTGTGTCCCTCAGTCAAGTATGCTTGACGTAACACCAGTTCCTGCCAACCAACATGAGGTCTTTTCCAATGGTATCTTACTGTTTCATAACCTAAAGATTCATCTCTACCATATGATACTGGGTATATATCAAACTTACATACGTCTATATCTGTATCATCTATGGCTATCTTTATACCATCTTTAGTTCTTTTAAATGGTTTAGGTAGTTTTACTTGACTAGCTTTCTTGTCAAGTGTTTCTTCTAACTGTACTTCTTGATAGCTAATACCAAGTCGTATAGGACTAGTTATCTTACCTTTATACTTACAACCTTTACATCCGTCAGGATTGTCTACATCAAACTTAACACAAGTTGTTGGTCCAGTTGCACTGTCTTTCCAATGCTTTAACTTAGACATTGTACTACGTTCAGAGTATGCAGAATAGTTTTCACTCCATCTCTTTGCAGTATCCTCTGGGTCTATACAGTAAGCGGCTATACCTATTATATCATACCACAAAGGTTCAGTTACTACGTCTTGGTTATCCACAGCATACTTAACTTGTTGGCATTTATTATAAATAGAAGAACTTAGAGATGGTGGGAACTCCACGGCTGAAGCTAAATTATGTAACAACGAGTTGTCAGATGATTGTCTTACCGCAGGGTCCCCTGTGGAAAGTAGGTAATCATGTAGTTTTGTTTTTAATTCTTCAGCAGATATAGGCTTAGCATCTATAAGTAACTTAACTTCTTTTCCGTTCTTCGGATTGTGTGTACCCACTGGTCGTAATACCAATGCACTATTAGCTATCAGTCCTGCATCTGCTTTGAAATTTTTATCAAGTGCTGAAGACTTTACAGCATTAGCTATAGGTTTCCATTCGTCTGGCTCTAACTCTTGTGTCAATACCCAGTAAACATGTAGTCCATTACCACTACCAATCACCATTGGCTTAGGTAACTTCATTGTCTTTACATATTTACTTAGTGCTAATAAACCTTCTTTCCAATCTGCAAACGGTTTGTTCTTACCACAATCAACATCTATAGCAATTACTTTTGTCTTACTTACATTCTCTTGTTTTCTATTACCTTTATGCACGAAAGAAGATATAGCAAAGTATGTGTTGTTTCCTGCTTTATCTAACCTCTTACATGCTGTAGCAAGTTCTTCTACTGTCTGAAAGTATCCTTGTTTTCTTCCATCTGGGTTCACTACTATCGATACATAATACCCATCAGACGGTAGGACTCGCCTTAAAAATTCTAACGTATCCATTCCACTGTCCTATATTAAAGGAAGGAGACCGTGGTTAATTTATCTTTACAAGGTAGCCGATCTCCTCCAATTATTATCTTAACTCTTCTCTCCCAATAACTCAAGTAGTCTCTGCCTACGATCAACAGAGTCCAATGCTATTATCTCTGGTTGAGGGTATCCATCTTTCATTAAGTCTAATAGATCTCTTAGTTTTCCTCTTACCTTTTTATCATTAGACTTTCGTAATGGTTTACCTTTGAGCCAACCGTAGTAAGTCATACGTGACACACCAAGTACTATGGCTATATCACGTATGCTTAACAACATATGTCTCCGTAGAGCCTCAACCTTTGTAAAATCTAAAGGTTTATTAGCCATCATCAACATCCTTTAGTAGGTCTGCTATCTCATCAGCTAAGTTATCTGCCTCTGCACTTACCTCCTTTACCACTGGCTGAGCAACTGGCTGTGGTTTGTTTGGCTTCGTGCTGGGATCTGGGGCTGCCACGGCTTTTGTTGTCTCAACGACTTCCGTGTTTTCTGCTTTGTCATCACCAGAGTCGTCAATGGTAAATCCAGTCTCCTCTTCAAAACCAAACTTAGTAGCACCACTTGCACCCTCAACATACTCAATAACCTGCACTGCTCTTAGCCTTAGAGATACACCTACACCTACAGCAGGTGAGTTATAAAAAGATATAGAGCCATTAACTTTAATAACAGACCCTGCATATATATTGGATTTCATAACTGGTGTACCTTTACTATCAAAGATAGCAGGTTTATAAGCGGCTTTAGATTTAAACTTAATGATAACATTACCAGTAGGTTGTTCGTCATCATCTAACTCATCTACAAAAGGAAGAGGTGCTTGTTTAATCTTAGCGTTAGGCTTAGCTTCTTTCAGTGCCTTAACACCATCAACAAGTTCTTTCTTTATAAGTTCCATGATCTCCTTTGCTTCTGCTTTAGGAACACATAGGTTTACTTTGTAGTGACCCTGCTCATCAAACTTTGTGTCTGGTGCAGAGATGTAAGGGTAGTATGCAACTCCCTTAGGTGTAGTAAAAGTTTTATTCATTTGATACCTCTCTTTCAATAAAACCTTCCACTTCAGTGAAACCATATTCGCTGAATGTGGGTTGTCGTTCAGAGGCAGACAACACGCCTATTGTTATTTTTACTTCATCAGATTCACACAATGTATCTACATGTTCTTGTATGCCATCATCATTGAATCCTCCAAACTCAAACACTAACTTAGGGAACGTAACTGTATCATCCATGAATACTCTAGTCTTAACTATCTCTGGCGATATAGACTTACTTTGTAGTACCTTCTGATAAGTGTTTAAGTTCTTCAAAGAAGTAGGGGTTACTTGCAATAGATAGACTGTATCCTTAGGATTATCAGCCAATACAACTGCGAGTCTCTTTTGATCAGCACATGCTTTCACACGTTGACCAGTGGGTGTAGTTCTTGAACCCCATGCATTCTGTGGACATAATGCACACATGTCTGATTGGGGGTCAGTGCTTTCCTTATGTGGTGTTTTACCATCAAGAGAAAAACAATCTGGTTGTGTAACGTCACTATCAAACTCACCCTTATAAAAACTTTTAGATAGCCTGGGGTTAGCACCTACAACAATCACTTGCAAACGTGTTGTCGTAAGATTT